ATAGGGAGATGACGGCTGCTAGGGCTGATTTAGTCCGGGCGGCTTGTATGGAGATAAAGATGACTGAGGTTCAGAGGGAGGTCTTTTTGTTTATAGATGAGTACTGGATAGAGTTTGGATTTGGTCCCTCTCTGCGGGATATCTGCGATTACAGAAAGAAACCTGGAATTGGTAATACGGCAAAGATAATAGATAGGTTAGTTAAGTTAGGAGTTTTAAAGAGAGTTAAGGGAATGGGTAGGAGTGTTAGGCCTGTGTATTTAAACTTTAGGAAGCTGGACTGATGGGGATTGCGGAAATGATCTCTCAGTTGCCGGCGGCGGAGCAGGCTAAGCTGTTTGAGGACGTGGCCCAGTATAAGGGAGCTTTGACGCGGGAGAAGGCGCAGGTAGACTTTATGGCTTTTGTTAAGGAGATGTGGCCCGGATTTATACATGGCAGGCACCACGCACTAATGGCAAAGAAGTTTCAAGATATTGCAGATGGGAAGTTAAAGAGGCTGATTATTAATATGCCGCCTAGACATACTAAGTCTGAGTTTGCTTCTAATATGTTGCCTGCTTGGTTCTTGGGTAAGTTCCCAGAGAAGAAGGTTATTCAATGTTCTAATACGGCAGAACTGGCTGTTGGCTTTGGCCGGAAGGTACGGAATTTAGTAGGCTCAGAGCAGTACGCTAAGATCTTCCCTAATGTTTCTCTAAGGGCTGATTCTAAAGCGGCAGGACGTTGGGCTACTAGTCATGGTGGAGATTACTTCGCTATTGGAGTAGGAGGGACTGTTACGGGGAAGGGGGCTGACTTATTAATAATAGATGACCCACACTCTGAACAGGAAGCGAAGCTAGCTCAAGGAGATCCTAGTGTATTTGACTCTGTATATGAGTGGTATACGTCTGGTCCTAGGCAGAGGCTTCAGCCTGGAGGTGTCATTGTCGTAGTCATGACACGCTGGTCAGATAAAGATTTAACTGGCAAGCTCTTAAAGGGTGATACTGAATGGGATATAGTGCAATTACCGGCAATTCTACCTAGTGGTAATGCTCTGTGGCCTGAGTTCTGGGATATAAGTGAGCTACTGGCTCTAAAAGAAGAGCTGCCTGTATATAAGTGGAACGCTCAGTACCAACAAACCCCGACTGGAGAAGAGGGAGCCTTAGTAAAGAGGGACTGGTGGCAGAGATGGGAGGCTGATAGACCCCCTAAGTGTGAGTTTATAATCCAGTCTTGGGATACCGCCTTTACTAAAAGCCAAAGAGCTGATTATTCAGCCTGTACTACCTGGGGAATCTTCCATTTAAACGAAAACCCAGAGGACGTTAATATAATAATGCTAGATGCGTGGAAGGATAAGCTGGAATTCCCTGATTTAAAGGACACAGCTAAGAGGTTTTATGATGAGTGGCAGCCTGATGCCTGTATTATTGAAGCTAAAGCTGCAGGAGCTCCACTGATATTTGAATTAAGACGTATGGGAGTGATGGTATCTGACTACACCCCTGTAAGAGGTAATGATAAGTTCGTCCGTATCAACTCTGTGACTGATTTATTCAGGTCTGGGAGGGTCTGGGCTCCTGAGACTAAGTGGGCAGAAGAGGTAATAGAAGAAATGGCTAGATTTCCCAACGCAGAGCATGACGATCTGGTGGATTCTACGGTGCAAGCCCTTATTAGGTTTAGACAAGGTGGGTTTTTAAGACTAGATTCTGATGAGGAAGATGATAATATCGGATTTAGACGTAAGAAGAGCTATTACTGATGGATCTCTGGAGCTTATTAAACGTACCACCTAGTCTGTGTGACTCAGCGTCAAAAGACTTTGATGAATTGCCGACAATGGATAGCAGGGTGATGTCAGAAGAGGCTGTGGTTAACCACGATCACAGAGATTCTACTCTTAGATTTGCAGGACATGATCATTGGCTGACTGGAATTATGCAGCACCACGGAATGCTGGCGAATATAAATACTGGGTGGGGATTTCATATAAACTCCCAAGAATCTATTCAAGTGGCAGACTATGTGAAGGGGCAGCATTTTAACTGGCATGTAGATACCATTTTATTATCAGGTAATGAGTTAGATAGAAAGCTAACTTTGATAATGTTATTAAATGATGGATTTGAGGGCGGCGAATTGCAATTACAGCACCCAAGAAAAAGTGAGATTGAGACTATCCCTCTAGTCAAAGGATCGATAGTTGCATTTCCATCCTATGTATTACACAGAGTTACACCAATTATTTCGGGCAGAAGGCGATCTGCCACGTTGTGGTTAAATGGTCCTAGATTTAGATAATTTAAAAGGAGTAAATATGAGTTTCGATAAAGCCTTATATCCAACGCCGTTAGCAGAAGATTACGAAGAGAATAATGATGTTGAAATAGAAATAAGTGATGGCTTTGTAGAGGAAGAAGAAGAGGATGAGGAATTTGGTGAGAACTTAGCCGAATATATTTCTGAATCTGAGCTGGCTAGTATTGCCGGTGATTTAATTCAGGACTATGAGGATGATGTCAGCTCAAGAAAAGATTGGATGCAGACTTATGTAGACGGTCTTGAATTATTGGGTATGAGAATTGAAGAAAGGTCAGAGCCTTGGGAAGGAGCTTGTGGAGTTTATCACCCACTACTGGCAGAGGCTTTAGTTAAGTTTCAGTCAGAGACAATTATGGAGACATTTCCTGCGGCAGGACCTGTCAAAACTAGGATCATTGGCAAGGAAACGCCGGCCATAAAAGAGGCTGCTGAGCGGGTCAAAGAGGATATGAATTACCAGCTCACAGAGGTGATGGTTGAGTTCCGCCCTGAGCATGAAAGAATGTTGTGGGGCTTGGGTTTGGCAGGTAATGCATTTAAGAAAGTTTACTTTGATCCAGCACTAGATAGGCAAGTCTCACTGTTTGTCCCAGCTGAAGATGTTGTGGTGCCTTATGGCTCGTCAAATCTAGAGACATCTGAGCGCGTAACTCACGTTATGCGTAAGACAAAAAATGATCTAAAGAAGCTAATCGCTGCAGGATTCTATAGAGATATAGAGCTGTCAGATCCAGTTAATACAATGGACGAGATAGAGAAGAAGATTGCAGAGAAGATGGGATTTAGAGCAAATACAGATGACCGCTATAAATTATTAGAAATGCAGGTTAACTTAGATTTGCCTGGGTACGAAGATAAGGATGAGGACGGAGAAGAGACCGGTATTGCTCTGCCTTATATTATTACCATAGATAAAAATACTCAGGATGTTTTAGCTATTCGCCGTAACTGGAGACAGAGCGATGACATTAAACAGAAGAGATCGCACTTTGTACATTATGGATATATCCCAGGCTTTGGGTTCTACTGCTTTGGACTTATTCATTTAATCGGTGCATTTGCTAAGTCTGGTACTTCTATTATTCGTCAGCTAGTAGATGCAGGTACTTTATCTAATCTACCAGGCGGATTAAAAACTAAGGGTATGCGAGTTAAGGGAGATGACACTCCTATTTCTCCGGGAGAGTTTAGGGACGTAGATGTAGCCTCTGGAACTATTCGGGATAATATTTTACCTCTGCCATATAAAGAGCCTAGTCAGGTTCTGTTCCAATTAATGAATCAGATTATTGAGGATGGAAGACGGTTTGCCTCAGCTGCTGATCTGAATGTTTCTGATATGTCTGCTAATGCTCCTGTAGGAACTACGCTGGCTATATTGGAAAGAACATTAAAGGTTATGTCTGCAGTTCAGGCGCGTATCTATTATTCAATGAAGCAGGAATTTAAACTGCTGAAGATGATTATTAGAGACTGCACTCCAGAAGAATATAGTTATCAGCCAATAGAAGGAAGTAGAAAGGCTAAGCAGGCTGACTATGATCTGTGTGATGTAATCCCAGTATCTGATCCTAACGCTTCTACTATGTCGCAGAAGGTAGTTCAGTATCAGGCTGTAATGCAGATGGCCGGCGCGAACCCACAGATCTATGATCAAGTGGAATTAAACCGGCAAATGCTGGAAGTCTTGGGAATTAAGAATATCGGAAAGTTAATCCCAAATTCAGAAGACCAAAAGCCGAAGGACCCAGTATCAGAAAATATGGCGATTCTAAATGGCAAGCCTGTTAAAGCTTTTATCTACCAGGACCATGAGGCGCATATACAAGTACACATGTCTCTGTCACAAGATCCAAAGGTAGCAAAGCTGTTGGGCCAAGACCCACAGGCACAGGTAAAGGCTGCAGCAGGTATGGCACATATTAATGAACACATAGCATTCCAATATCGCAAAGAGATAGAAGAGCAGCTAGGCGTTCCATTGCCAGATCTGGACAAAGAACTATCTGCAGATATGGAAATAGAAGTATCAAGGATGATGGCAGCAGCTGCACAAAAGCTACTGAAAAAAGATCAAGCAGAGGTCGCGCAACAACAGGCGCAGCAAGCTCAGCAAGATCCTATTGTCCAGATGCAGCAACAAGAACTTCAGCTCAGGGCAAAAGAAGTAGAGATCAAGGGCAAGGAAGTGGAGTTGAAAGAGA